CCGTATTGTTACCGCAGGGGCTCTTTATCCACTACTTCTACCGGTTTCCCGGTAGACCAGACTATATCTTCACACTACGCCGCAGTAGCCCAATGCTTTACCCAGCCAGAGTCGCCTCTGGTGGCGTGCAGCCGACGGTGTTCCGTGTCGGTCATCAGCTCCAGGTTGTTCAGGGTGTTGTTACCCTTCACGCCGTCGCGGTGATGAACCACCTCATGAGGGGCCAAAAACCTACCGATGTGGGCTTCCATCACCAGAGTATGCTCAAGCACATACCCTTTAGAGTCCGCCCGTGGATGGTCTGGCATGGCCAGCTTCCGATAACCTGCCCAGGTCGTAATTACGCCGGGGTGTTTGGGGTCAACAATCGTGAGACCATTTTTCCGCGCGTAGCCGTTGACAGCCACAAGGGAAAAACCGATCTCATCAGCGATCTGCTGACTGGTGCAACCCTCACCCGCTAACTGGACGATCTGAGCGCCAATCTCCTCGGTAATCATGTGCCGTGGGTGCTTCGCAACACCGAACCGCTTCATGTACGTTAGGACCAGCTTCTTCGATACGCCGTAATGGTTAGCGACTTCCAGGGCAGACCCCAAGTCGTCGTAGGCTTTTCGCAATTCCTCTTCGGTTACAAAGAACTTCTTGTCGGCCATCAGGGATATCTCCTTGGTTAAAAACCCAAGGATACGCCCTAACAGGCTAACAGGCAAGTATGCCCCGCACTCGTGGCGCCCCTTCGTCCGGTCTGGACGGTACGCGCTAGTCGTTGAGCCTTCGGCCCATTCCTGGGTCGCTTGGCTGCTGATTGCCCAATACATGCCGGTTTTCAAACCGTCGCGGTCTCCATTACTGGCATACGCTGTGGTCGACATGTCTCTAAGGGTGTCCCAGCAATTCACGGGGTTTAATGAGAGCCAAATCTACTGCCAAATCAAGCAGTTAGACCCTCATAATCAGTGTTTGTAACTTCCGTGAGCATCGTCTGCTCATAGAACTTAACCAATAGCTTCTTCGACCACAGGGTCGGGATGAAGGTACCGCTGTAGGCAGTGGTGGTGTTGTAGGGGGCGTTGACTGGATAAACAACGCCGGGGGTAACAGTCGCCATGGGTTTCTCCGGGGCATGTGGGTGTTACATGCCGAAACCAGGCGACTGTTATTGGCTAGACGACTACTCGTCCTTCCGCATAGGCCGTACTGATCTCGGCGTCGAGTCGTTTTGCCTCGTCGATCCGGCCCTGGGCGGTAAGCTGCTGCATCCTAGCGAACAGGTGATCAGCCTCGGCCATGGTATATGTCTTCTGCGCGGGTGGTACCGGCACAGAGGACGCGGAACGACTTGGCTGGACTTGACGCCGCAACTCCTGCGTGCGGTCGACTTCTGTTTTGGCGGGGGCCTGGCGGGACTGTTTGAACAGGTCCACGTACCCCTTGATAGCCTCGACATCGCCGCGCTCGTAGGCGGCTTGCGCCACCAGGCGGCGTTGGCCGCGCAACAGGGGGTCTACTTCGTTCAGCCAGGCCACCCAACCCGGGTCAGTGTTTACATCACCGAAGTCTGGGATGGCCTGTCGCAGCGCGGTCTCAAAGGACACCGCCTGCACCTGTGAACCCTGTTGCGTCATCTGTGCCTTTAGCTCAGCGAGTTGCGCACGCATCTCGCGGGTGGCGTCCAAGGCAATTCGGCGCTGGATGTCAACAAAGTCTTCGCCATAATTGACGACGTCTTCGTCCGAAACTAACCGCTCGGGCTCTTTAGGCGTAACGGGGGCGGCGGGTGGCGCGGGAGGGGCCTGCTGCATCCGCAGAACGGCGGACTGCAACTCTCTGACCTGCTGGTGCAGGCGCGGCACCTCTGCATCGTACTTGCCCTGCAAGCGACGATACTTGTGCTCCCACTTTTCCTCTGGCTCTGAAGGCGGAGGCGGTTCGGTCGATGGCGCTACCGGAGGCTCGGGGGCCGGCTCGGTGACCAGCTCAGGGGCTGACTCTGGAACTGGCGGCTCGGGGATGGGGGGTTCAGTCTGCCCGGCTTCGTAGTCGGGGGCTTGAAGTTGCTGCTCCATTGCAGCCAGTTCTTCCGTCGCGGCAGCGACGGCCTTGGGTAACGTCATGGTGTTCTCCATAGGGGCCAACGTGGACTGTCAGGGGCCGGCGTACGCCGGTGTGCCGTCAGGGGACTGGTCTGCCTTGGATGTCGCGCGGCCTCAGCCAAAACGCGACAAGGCTTCTGGCGCTTTTTTAATGCTCAGAAGCAAGTCGTTCAGTGCAGTGATCTCTCCCTGGAGCCGATACACGGCGATCATCGTCTCGGCCCGAACCATCTGGTCCTGCAACCGAGAGACCGTCTGCCCTAGCAACTCGCCTAGCGGGGCCATGTCTGGTGTGCCGAGGCGGGCAAGGGCCTGTATCTGCGGGGGTGTCGCGCTGTTGAACAGACTCATGGGTACTATTTACACTGCGTTACGTGGGTTGTCAACACCCACGTAACAAAAAAGGTTGCGCGTTGATGGCTGCCTGATCAGCGTCAATCGACCATCCGGGATGCTCTTCGCTTTGCAGCGACATACTGACCAGCCCATAAGTCCACGCGCGAGACATGTGTAGTTTACTTCATATTCGGCCGGGGGGACACGAAGTTGGAATCACGACCCCCTTCACGGCTGCCATCTGGCAGTGTGGGCGCGGGCGCTTCGCCA